TTTAACAACTAGAATTTGGTTCTCTAAAGGCCAAATAATAAAATCGGATTTGTTTGAAGATAAAACATTTTCGCTTAACTTAAAGGAGAAAAAATAATGCTTATATTCGGCAAAACTAAAAGCGATTGGAAAGCAATAGAACTACATTATAGACGAGAATGGTTATGTTTTGTAGTTGGTTTTATAATAGGAGTAATAATATGAGTTTAGATAAAGAAATAAATTATTCATTTAAAAAGGTAAGATTAATTGAAAGATTAGTCACTTATCATGATTTAAAATCAGATTTGGATAAGTTAATAAATCAAATAGAAAAAGAATTAGTTTTATTAGATAAAGAAAATGCAGAGAAAGGAGATCATAATGTCGTTAAAGGAACAAAGGCTTAAATTTATAAATAAAATATCTTTAAAGAGAAGATGGACATTTGGAGATAATAACCCATTCTTTGTAGAAGTTTATGAATTAATGGATAAGATTCAAGCAACTACATTAAAAGAATATAAAAGGAAGTTAAAACTAGAAAGGAAAAAATATGAAAAAATGGCTATGCTTAATTATATTCGTACAAGCTTGTGCGTATAAACCTGTAATTGATACTGCTGGAAGAAGTGGAACTTTTGATAAATCTAAAGCAGAAGAAATAACAAACGATTTGCAACATTGTAAAATGGTTGCAGATAGTAATACAACATTCTGGGGTAGTTTAGATTTTTGGATTACAAGTCCTACTGCTACAACTCAAAATGAATCTATTTATAGAAAATGTCTAATTAACAGAGGACATTCTGTATTAAACTAGAAAGAGAATATGAATAAACAAATAAAAACAGATTATATGATTAAAGGCATGGTTGAGGATTTTAAGAAAAAACCTAATCAAAAGCTTCTAGATCAAATAATAGGTCTAAAATTTAAGCATATTAGACTTAAAAAGGATATTACTGCAGAAGCAGTAGTACAAGATAATAAAATATACTTTAAGACAATTTATAGTTTATATAAATTTGAAAAAGGTATAACAACTACAACAGCTAAATTATTTGCATTAAGTAAGTATTATAAATACGACATAACGCAATTATTTGAACGACTAAACTAGAAAAGGAAAAAAATGTATAAAAAAACTAAATTAAGAAATGGTCTAGAATTAGACTTTGATGATGATAAGCACATTTATTATCATAAAGGACAAAAAGTAGAAAGTGTTACAGGGATTTGTGGAAAAGGTGTTCCTAAACCTCAATTAACTAATTGGTTAGTAGCAACTCCTATAAGAGCAATAAAAGATTCATTAGACAGTATGATGGATAATGAACAAACTTTAGATAGAGTTAAACTTGAAAGAATAATCCATGAAGCTAAACAGAAAACTAATAAGATAAAAGATGATGCTGGTTTAGTAGGTTCAGTAGTTCATGGTTTAATTGAAGATTTTCTTCAAGGTAAAAAAATTCCAATCCAATCTGATAGTGCAGTTATTAACTGTTGGAATATATTTTTAGATTGGTGGAAAACCCAAGAATATGAGGTAGTTGAATTAGAGAAAAAGATTTTTTCTAAAAAACATAACTATGCTGGTACTCTTGATCTTATCTTAAAGGATAAGAAAGGCAATCTTGTTTTAGCAGATATTAAAACAAGTAATCATATATCATTTGACTATACTTTACAGTTAAACGCATATAAATTTGCCTACGAGGAAGAAACTAAACAGAAAATTACTAAAGGGTTAATTATAAGATTACCTAAAAAAGATAGTAATATAGAAGTTAAGGAACTTCCTTTAAATAAACAAATGTTTAATGCTTTTCTAGGTGCTAAATACTTAATGATAGCAATGGCAAATAATTAAACAAAAACAAAAAAAGAAACAATAAGGATAAACATGACACAAACACAACAAGGACAACTACCATTCTGTGGTTTAACATTAAAGATGTATAGCACAGGAAAAAAAGCCCCAAAAATGGAGTACACAGCTTCATCTAATAAGGCTAAATTCAAATGTACTTTAACTAAAAATATGTATGATTTAAAAGATATAGGTATTTGGTTAAGTACACCACAAGTTCAACAGTATGTTCAATCAGGACATCTTTTAAAGTGGGGTAGTAAAATACAACAAGGAGAAGCTACACAATTTGGAGATGGATTAGAGTTAGAAATAACCTATTTCATGGTTAAGCCATTTGGTGGAAATAATAATTTTAATAAACAAAGTTATACTCCTCAACCTCAACCTACTATGCAACAACAAAGCTATCAACAAGCAAAGCAAGGTATTCAGCTTACTGATGATAAGTTGCCTGATAGTCCTAAAGAGGAGATAGATTGGGCTAAAGAAAACCGAACTGATTTTAACCCAGATATGTATGAACAAGAATTAGGTTAATGTCTAATCAACCGAAATACATAGAGTTAAGACCGAAAACTTTTAACCCTGATCAGATATTAATATATTTAGATAAAGTAGATAGATTTTTTGCTGATGCTGAAATTGATTATCATAATTTTAAAGATCAGGTACAAGAAGTTTTTGATTTTGTTGTTAGCGAAAGAATGGATAATGAAAAAATATCTGTATCTTTAGCAAAAGTTAAAGCAAGTAATGATAAGAGATATAAAGATGTTAAAGTTGATTTTTTAAAATCTCACAAAGCATATTTATATTATAAAATACAATCTAAATTGGCTCATTCTTATTGTGAAAACTTAAAGCAACAATCTATTAATAATCTAGCAACTGAAAAGCTGACTAGAGGATAAATGAATTTTACTAACGAAAATTGGATTGCTCCTTTATTTATCAGTTAGTAAATAGAGTTATTAGCGAGAGTTAATAATTTGGTTAGGGTGGTTTCTTAATCTGGTTTGGAACTGCCCTAATTTTTAGTTATATCAAAATGTTTTAAATTAGTTTTAGAAGTAATCTTAATTTCTTTATAATTCCAATCTATTAATTCTACATCTTGATGTTTAGTTAAATCTTCAATAGCTTGCCATAGTTTAGGTTTAGATGGCACTACATCTATAAATCTTAAAGCAACAAAATGGCCATAAGGATTGAATTTTGATTCTATTTGAAATTCTGCTTCTATAATTTTAAAATCTATGTCCATTAAGACATTTTACTATTTCTTACGCATAATGTCAGCACCTTTAAGTCCATAAATTGCAGATACTACACCTATAAAAATTGCTTGATACCAATAAGGAAGCTTATTAAAATACTCAAAAAATAAATCTAATTTATTACGAATGTCAACATCGTCAGTGAAAATAGAATAACCCAATATAAGAATAGGAATGGATATAAGAATAAGGACAAATTCATCTTTGTAGCCATTATCATTACTCTCAATAATTTTCGCTTTATATTCAATTTCGCCTTTACTCATTTTCTCTGCATGAAGCATTTGTGCATCAGAAAGTAATTGTTTAGTTCGTTGTTTGTTTTGATATAGCTTCGCTCCTGTCTTTACACCTAGCGATAATAAATTCAACCACATTTTATTCTTTCTCCAATAATTCTATTTGCATATCAATTACATGCTTTGCTTTTTTTAAATCTTTAATCTGATCTTTTTTATCTTTCCATTTTCTGTCATACCTAGAAACATATTTAATAACATGAGTTTGACAAGCATTGAGGCCATTAGCCATACAATACTCTAAAGGTTGAATTTTAAGGGTCTTATAGTGATTCCCTGATACCTGATCGGAAAATGCCGAATTGTCGTTCTGTGTGGCTCTGTGGCTCTTTAAAAGGGTCTTTTTTAGTGTGTTTGTACTCATAATAATTTTCCTATCCATTTTCCTGATTTATCCTTTAAAAAAGGTTCTATAATAGGTAATCCATTTTTAATAACAGAGCAACCTATAATTGGTCTAGCTTTCTGAACTTTATTATATCTAAATGCTAATGATTTACTGTCTATCATACAGCCCACTTGCAATCCATAATATAAGCCTAAACTATTGCCATAATATCTAACACCCATAGAACTATGATAATGTCCTTGTACACAACTCATTCCCATACTTTGTGCTAGTTTTAATACATCAGCAGTTTTGCCATGACAGAAATAAACTTTACCTAAAGGAGTATCAATAGTTAAATCATCATGCCATTGCCACCCTTTGCCTACTTGCAAAAAATCATTATAGTTTCTTAAATATGCTTTAGGTATTCCATGTTTTAATGCTCGTCTATAAATTAAGCTTCCATGATTACTGTCCATTAAATCCATTTGAGGAAATAATTTTTCTAATTCTTTTATAGTAGGTAAAGATAATCTTAATTCATCTCCAGCACTAGGTAAATCTGGGTCACTATCATGGAAAGACATTGCGTGCTTGTCAAGTTCGTCCCCTATGTGAATAACTTTATCAAAATTTTTATATTTAGATTTTAAAGCTTTAAGGTAAGGCAATAGTTCTGGAACTGAATAAGGTATGTGTGTATCTGATATAATAAGAACATTCTTGTAAATCATACAATTATCGCTTGTACTTCCTTTTAGGTTATTTGTAAAGGTTTAGACTTTATCTGCTAAAACCATAATAACATAACCCATAGCACTAATTAATGAGCCTGTGCAAATTAGTAAAATCTTTTCTAATCTTTTTACTCTTTCTTCAATA